CTATGTACAAACGCAAAGGTAAGAAACGAACTACCAATGCTGATGAGTACATACTAGCACACGACCTAGACAAAAAAGCACCACGAAACATTTCTGTTAAGAGATTGAAGTGGTTTAGTGTAGGTAAAAAAGTCTATAAAATCAATAGGTTAGAGCTAAATGATGACATTACTATCGTGATGTTTGATAAGATAAAATTTACTAATCTAAAAACTTTAATGACTAAAGGAGATATCAATGAGTGAGTGGTGTCAGAATAAAAAGTGTCCTGAAAAACGAAATCAAAATCAGATTCGTGGCAGTAAAGGTGCAAAGTATTATCAATCTAATAAACTATCTACTTGGTTAGGTTATTGGTGTTCCAATGGTTGTCGTGATCAATGGTGGAATGAACATCAAACAACTTGTATGAACGCAGTTGGTTTTATTGATAAACAAACCATACCAATAGAAGACGCTTGGATTGTAAGAACACAATGGGATTATAATTCTGTTGATGGAAGTCATATAATATGGCATTTAGAAAATAAACTGATGGGTGTTTATCATTCTATAACTAGAGAACAAGCATTAAAACCAAACACAGATAGTGATTGGGACACAATAAATAACCCACAGGCAAGAGAACTAGCAATCACATTAGGTCTAGCTAGTTGACACAATAAAAATAGTATAGTATATTAAAGACATCATCTAGTTATCTAGGTGGTGTCTTTTTTTTAACCAACAAGAAAAGGAGTACTCGTATGGATAAGAAAGAAGTAAGACTCAATGCGAATAAGCGTAAGTCATTAGTGATTGACTTTCGTAAGCATTGTGAATCATTGGACACTCATGAGAAAGAGGCGTTCAAACAATCAAGAGATGACGCAAAGTCTATAATAGATTCTTCATTTGATACTTGCAAAGAAGTAGTTGAGAGAAGATTCCCATTGGAAGATGTAGCGACACTTCAGTCATTACAAAGAAAGCATAACACTATCAATGCAGTAGGTGTAGATAGTTGTTTCTTTTTTAAAGTGACTGACGCACCAAAGGTGCTTGATGACTACAATGACGAAGTAGAAAAGTCCAAACATTTTTCGTTTGAATTAGACGGAAGTATGAATGGAAACTATGGTCGTTATGGTAGTGGCAGTAGCAATAATGGTAAGAACTTTGCATATGCTATGTATCGTGAAGATATGAAAGCAGTAGGGTTAAATCCAGATTGCAACATTGAGGCTGACTTACAATCAGAGAAGTCAGATTCAAGATACTCAAGAACTACTAACCCCTATCTATCCCAATGCAGAAATGATAATCAGCATTGGCTACAAGGTGGTCAAGGTGGTACTAACCACTTTCAATCGTGGAAAGATAAGTACCAACTACACATCATAGGTACAGGTGGTTGTCGTTCAAGAGCAATCCCATGTTCAGATTTAGAGTTTGCTAAATTTGAAATGATGATTAGTGCTAAACAAGATGTTGTTAGTAAGCACACTCAATGGATACAAACTGTTGTAGCTAGAGTTAATAGATTTAAAGAAGTAGTTAAATCTATGAGTAAGTTTTCTCAAGTAGAGAACTTTGCTAAACACGAGCAGATACAATGGACTATTGATCCAGAGATACTAGCTGATAAGTTTGGTATGGACTTGGTTATATCTATTGATGACGCAGCCGAATCAATTATGAATATTGGTAAAGCTAAACCTACAAGAGCAGAGAAGATACTTGCTTGGCAAAAAGCCAATGGTGTCAGCCTTGCCTCTTAATAACAATCTATGGTTAGGCGAGAGATCGCCTAGCCTTTCTTTAGGTGTATATTATTTATTAGTATGGTTGATAAAAATATTCCTCGGGACTATTTTTAGATGATACTTGTTGCAACAATAGTATGCACCTTAAGAAAGGGAAAATAATATGACATTTTATCACGGACTAGGTATGTTTATATACAATATGTTTGCCCTAATAATAGGTGTAATCATTGTGTATTATATAATAGATAAGGTAGACGAGGAAAGAAAAAGAAAAGAGAAGTTAGAATATCTAAAAGGTAGGAGATGGAAAGAAGATGATACAGAATAGTATATACTAACCCCCCTGCAACGACAGGATACTATATCATAAAATAAGAGAAAAAACAATGTGACACATTGACTTAATCAATAAAATGTGGTAAGGTACAAATATATGGAAGCGATAAAAGAAGAAAAGAAAAAAACACCAGAACAAAAAATATGGCTAGGTATTATTCAACAAGCATTTGAAGATGCGTTTGAATTAGGTATGGGTCATAATCTATCTATGGCAGAGGTACAACAAGCAAGGAATTGGTTTTACACCAAGAGTTGCTCTGATGCTTGTGACCACGCAGGCACTACCAGAGATCATATACAAAAGATATACAATAAATTATCTGATAGATATAAGTCTGGATACATAACAAAAGATGAATTGCGATTCGCAATAAGGAAGTTAGAATGGAAGATATAAAAAAAATAATCAGTAAAATAAATGTGTGGTCATTGTATTACCGAACAGAGATTGTTTGGTTTGCAGTTGGCTTTATGATTGGTGCAATAATATTATGAAAGTAAAAGATATAGAAAAAAAGATAGGCACACTATCTAATCCAAGTAAGATGCCTGCGTTTGGTTGGGGTATATCTGCTAAACATTGTAAAACTGGCAGTAAGTTGGCAAAGATAAAAGGTACTATCTGTCATTCTTGCTATGCATTAAAGGGTAGATATGTATTTAGAAATGTATTTGATGCACACGAGGTAAGGAGAAAAGCGATAGAGATGCCAGAGTGGGTAGATTATATGTCAGAATTACTGACACAAAAGTACAAAAATATAGATAAATCAAGGCTTTTTCATCGTTGGTTTGATGCAGGAGATATACAATCTTATTCACATCTAATGAAAATATTTGAGGTATGTGAACTAACACCACAGATAAATCATTGGTTAGCTACTAGAGAATATCAGATAATAAAACAAATCAAAGAAGAAGATGTGCCAAAGAATTTATGTTTGCGTGTATCAGCAATCAAAGTAGATAGTCCACCACCTAACTTTTGGAACTGGACTTCTGGTGTACATAAAGATAAATCTGCAATAGGTAGGGAATGCCCTGCACCAAAACAAAATGGTGAGTGTGGTAGTTGTCGTGCTTGTTGGAGTCGTGAAGTTAAACAAGTAAGCTATAAGGAGCATTAATGATAACATATAAATTTATAACACAAGATAAGTCACAAGATATAGAAGCTATGAGTTTAAAAAAAGCTATGATATCTTTTAATACAAAAGCAGGTGACGCAAAAGAGGTGGTTGTAGAATGGAAAAGTAGAAAAAATAATATTAGTTTTTACAAATATAAACTACCATACAAAACAAGAAAAGAAAGAAAAGGTAAACTATGAAGATAATACTTATCATATTTTTTTTGTGCATAGTTTCTTGTAGTACAAATAAAAATAATATAAATCCTTGGACAACAATAGTAAAACAAGTATTAACAAATGGAGTTAGTAAATGAAACAGAAGATAATACTAGAGATAAGGGAGATAATAAATGATTATCAAAATTTTATGTCAAAAGATATAGAACAATCATTAAAAAATTTAATTGATTATATAGAAGGGTTAGAAGATGAAAGATGAGTTAATGGTACAACAACAGGTAGAAAACAAATGGCAACACATGGTCGGTGTCATATGTTTAAATCAAACAGGAAGAAAGAAAGTAAAAAAATTATTACCTGCTTTCTTTGATAAGTTTCCTACACCAGAAAAATTATTAGAGTCAGATAGAAGTGTGATAGCAGATATGCTAGGTGACCTTGGTCTTAAACATGTAAGGGCAAATAGGATATGGAGAATGTCACAGGATTATCTAAACTGGGACGGGGAAGATGCAATGCAACTTCATGGTATAGGTAAGTATGGTAGTGATAGCTACGAGATATTTTATAAAAATAATATACCAGAAAATGTACAGGACAAAGAATTAAAAAGATACATCAGAGAAGAATTAGATGTCGTTTAATTTTAGACACCCAAGTTACTACGCAAAAATAAAAAAAGAAAATCGCTTGACAAATAAAGAAAACTATGATAAGGGAATAGACAATGAAAAAGTACAAAGTAAGAATAGCAGGACTAGGAATAGAAGCAGTAGCAATAATACCATTCGACAACGAGCCAGACATAGAAAAATTAGAGAATAATATAATATATTATCTAAATAATAATCTTATGAAAGTAGAGGCTAATGATTTCTACGCAACTGATAGATACTTTATAACATATGAGGAAATATCTATTTGAATTACAAACAACAATTAGCAGTAGTAGAGGGATTATTTATTCCACCAGATTCACAGATAAGATTAGATTGTCCTTTCTGTAGTGGTAAAAATACTTTTTCTGTAGATACAACAGAAAATAATTTAAATTGGTATTGCTTTCATGCTTCCTGCAGTGTTAAAGGTAGAAAACAAGGAGAAAAAGATATGCAATATGTAGAGAGAGTATTTCATGGTAATAAAAAATTACACATAGAAGATAAAGAATTTCCTATACCAGATAGCTTTCAATCAATATACTCAAATGAAAAAGCTATGCGTTGGTTATCAAATAATAATTGTTGGGAGTCTTGGTCTTGGGGTAGAGCAGATTTTAAATATGATGTAAAACAAAATAGAGTTGTATTTTTAATAAAAAATAGAGTGTCACATAAAATAGTAGGTGCAGTCGGAAGAGCATTAAATAAAAATGATTATCCTAAATGGTATATGTATGGTAATAAAGATGTGCCATTTAAATGTGGCGAATGTAATGATGCAGTAATCGTAGAAGATTGCCCGTCAGCTTGTGCAGTATCAAATGTATTAACTGGTATAGCAATCATGGGTACAAAATTAAAAGCATTACACAAAAGTCATTTGCAACCATATAAAAATTTATATATATGTTTAGATAGAGATGCCACAACAAAAGCATATGACATTGCAAAAGATTTAAGATCATCTGGGTTTGAAAATATAATTGTAAAACCATTAGAAGATGACTTAAAATACTATAACACAGAACAGATAAGGGATATTTTTTATGGATAAAAAAATGAAAAAAGAAATACTAGATTCTTGGAATTCATGGAAGTGGGATATATGGGAATCTAACAGATCTACTTGGAATCAAAGAGATCAAGCAATAGCAGAAACAATAAGTCAAATTTTACTAAAGGAGTTAGATGATAGAGAAACAAATGATTAGGCTTATGCTTAATAAAAAATTTTATACACAATACAAAGGCACATTATCTCCTACGGTTTTTTCTGGAGATATAAGTTCCTTGTATGATACAATACAAAAGGCACACGATAAATACGAGGAAGATATAAAGGTAGATGAGTTATACTCATTACATACTGCTATATTTAATCCTGCACTTACCCGTGCTGCAAAAGAAAAGTTTAGTGAATTAGTAGAAGATATAAAAGAAGTACAAGAGCCAAGCAAAGAGATAGCAAGAGATATAATGCGTATACTATCTGATAGAGATTTGGCACAGAGAATAGCAGTAGAATCTACAGAGATATTTAATGGTAAAGATGCTAATTTTAATGAGATAATTAGCATGATAGAAAAACATAAAAAAAATATTGATGAAGAAAAAGTACCTGCAGTTACAAAAAATGTAGGAGAGGTATTAGATTTATTAGATGTTACAACTAAATGGAAGTTTAATATTCCTGTATTAAATCATAATGTTGGTGGTATAGGTGGTGGTAATCTTATGATTGCATTTGCTAGACCAGAGACAGGAAAGACTGCTTTTTGGGTTAGTCTTTGTGCAGGACCACATGGATTTGCAGAGCAAGGTGCGAAGATACATGCGTTTATAAACGAGGAACCTGCTATAAGAACACAGATGAGAGCAATATCTTGTTATACTGGTATGACAAGAGATGAGATAATACAGGATAAAGAGATGGCACATAAATCTTGGAGTGATATAAAAGATAATATATCTATGTTTGATACTGTTGATTGGTCTATACAGGATATAGATGCACATTGTGAAAAACATAAACCAGATATCATAGTGATAGACCAGCTAGATAAAGTAAATGTGACAGGCACATATGCAAGAACAGATGAAAAATTAAGACAGATATACACAAGTGTAAGAGAGATAGCAAAGAGAAGAGATTGTGCAGTTATTGCTATATCACAAGCATCAGCAGATGCACACAATAGGAATAGTATTTCATTTGACCAAATGGAAAACTCTAAAACTGGTAAGGCTGCCGAAGCTGATTTGATTATTGGTATAGGTAGAAACTCTAACAGTGATTTAGAAAATAAGATAAGAACACTATGTGTAAGTAAAAATAAAATAAATGGGTATCATGGTGAGCCTGTTTGTACAATTAGAAGGAGTATAAGTAGATATGAAGTATAAGAAAAAACAAAGATACAATG